TAATGGCCGGGTGGGACGACCTCGAATCCACACCAAAGGACATACGCAAAGCCACGCAGGCGGTTGATGATCTCAACCGTCTGTGTCTGCGGGTCTTGGGTGATGAGGATGGCGAGGCATTTATCAAGTGGTTAGTGAACACTTACTTAGATCAGCCCGTTGCCGTGCCGGGTTCTGATCCCAGTTATGCTTTTTACCGTGAGGGACAAAATAGCGTAATTCGGGACTTGCAAGCACGGCTCATCAAAGCAAGGAACCTGTAAATGGAAACCCAAGCAAACGAGCCCAGCGCTCCGGCCGATTCTGGCCAAGAAGCTGGCCTACTCGATGGCGCCACAATCGCCAATGAGCAGGGCCAGCAGGAACCAACCACTACCTCTATTGAGCATCTTCAGCCCAAAGAGGACGATGATGAACCGCTTGAACGCCCGGACTGGTGGCCAGAGAATTTCTGGAAAAAGGACGAGGCCGCGCCAGACCTAGAGGCAATCGCTAAGTCATGGCAAGACCTCCGAAAGCAGATCAGCCAAGGCAAGCACAAACCCCCGGCAGACGGCAATTACGACTGGACTTCCTTTGGTGAAACGCCAGAAGATGATCCGGTGCGTGGTCATGTGGCTGAGTGGGCCAAAAAATATGGTGCCAGTCAGGCCATGCTCGACGAACTGGTTGGCCCTATTGTTGCAATGCAAGGCGAACAAAATCAACAGGTTCGCATGAGCGTGGAACAAGAACGTAAAGCGCTTGGCCCAAACGCAGATGCCATGATTAAGGGTGCTGTGGACTGGGCATCTGGATTGGTGCGCAAAGGCATTTTTTCGGCAGATGATTTTGAGGAATTCAAATACGCGGCCGGATCTGCCAAGGGTCTTAAGATGATGCTCAAACTGCGTGAGTCGTATGAAAACATCAAGATTCCGGCCCAATCTGCCCCGGTGGACGGTGCTGCATCCAAGGATGAGCTTTATGCCATGGTTGCAGACCCCAAATATCAAAGCGATCCTTCATACCGCAAAAAGGTTGAAAGGATGTTTTCACAGCACTTCGGTTAAAATAGCGACTGATTTCCTCCTCCCCTCCCCTCCTTCGGGGCTTGAACACCCCCCGGCCTAAAAACCGGGGGGATTTTTTTTGTTGTGAGTACTTGCAAACATTGACAAAAGCCATTACAAACTCAAGTGAGGCATACCGATATATCGGCCCTTACCGCAGTGGAGCTGACGATTGGCGTCCGTAAGGCGCAAGCAGTAGGCCCGGATTTCCGGCTAACCGAAGCGACGAAACTTTCTTAACTTTTCAAGGAGAAGCAAATGGCAATTTCATTGTCAAACGCCTTTGTAACGCTCTTTGATGCTGAAGTTAAACAGGCATATCAGGCCAAAGCGGTTCTGGTTCCTGCTGTTCGTCAGCGTCGGGGTGTTGAAGGCTCTACCGTTAAATTCCCCAAAGTCGGCAAAGGCGTGGCTACGGCTCGCGTCGCTCAGTCCGATGTAACCCCCATGAACGTTGGATTCAGCACCGTTACCTGTACTCTGGGTGACTGGAACGCCGCTGAATATAGCGATATCTTCTCGCAGGCTAAAGTCAATTTTGACGAGCGCAATGAGCTGGTACAGGTTGTTGCTAACGCCATTGGCCGTCGCCAAGACCAGATGATTCTGGACGCGCTTGCCGCTTCCAGCACCTCCCTGAGCGTGACCGAAGATGAGGGCGGTACGGACACTGGCCTGAACGTGGCAAAACTGCGTGCAGCCAAGAAACTGCTGGATAAAAACAACGTCCCGATGGACAACCGTCATATCGTTATCCACGCCAATTCGCTGGCTTCGTTGCTCTCTGAGACTGCTGTTACCTCCTCGGACTTCAATACCGTCCGCGCTCTGGTATCCGGCGAACTCAATACCTTCCTCGGCTTTAACTTCCATACCATCGGTGATCGTTCCGAAGGTGGTCTGCCCATTGCCTCGTCAGAGCGCAAACTGTGGGCCTTCCATCGCGACGCCATCGGCTACGCAGAGGGCATTGCCCCCCGCACCGAGATCAATTACATCCCCGAGAAAACCAGCTGGCTGGTAAATGCTGTGTTCTCGGCCGGTGCAATTGCCATCGACGCTGAGGGTATTGTCGAAATCCAAACGACTGACGCATAAGGAGATTGACAAATGGCTTATTCTGCAACTGGTTTGAACCTTGTTAACGGATCCAAAGCGGGCAACTCCCCCCAGATCTGGACATACCAATCTGCTGACGCAATCGGTGATATTGACGGCGCTGGTTATTTCAACAACGCCGCTTCTATCCTGAAAGTAGGCGATCTGATGTATGTGTATTCCAGCGTCGGCGGTTCTGTCGCCTTTGGCTTTGTGGTTGTAAACTCAAACGATGGATCGACTGTTGACGTATCCAGCGTGACCGCTATCGGCTCTACCGACAGCGACTAATTGATTAGGGATTACCCTATCAAGCACAGGGGTTGTGCCATTATATGTGGCGCAGCCCCTTCTCTTTTTGAAGATCTGGAAGCGGCCAGACGCCTGCGGCCAGATGCTACGATACTTGGCGTCAAGTACGCCGCAAGCGTAGTTCCTGAAATTGAACACGTTTGGACGCAACATGGCGAGATGACGCTCAAAATCAAAGAAGCCGCCGGACGCAAGATTTATGTCCATGCCCGCCCAAAATTTATGCAAACCAAGCATGGGGTACTTTGGTATCTGCCAGAGGCCAAAGACGCTTTTGAGGCGATTGACTACTTATGGCATGGCTTACCATTCGCCGTCGGTTCTAGCGGTGTGGCGGGTGCTATGTGGGCTCGGCATGGCATGGGGTTTCAAGAAGTGATTATGGCTGGGATACCATTGGAAACCGGGAATCACAAATACGTCCAAAGATATCCAAATTCGTACAGTCAGCACGCCGGGTTTGCCAAAGACAGTCAAATTGAACATTGGCTTAAAATCCTCAAGCGACACCAAGAGGAAGGACTGACCGAAGGGATATTTTCTATGTCTGGTGCAACGCAACAGGTATTGGGGAAGCCATGCTAATTTCTGAGGATTACCGCATTTTGAACAAAAAATTGCACGAAAACCCAAAATACGGGTCAAGAAAACGTCCTGCCGTATATGCCAACATCAAGGATTTGATGGACAAAACCGGATCCAAAACGATTTTAGATTACGGTTGCGGCAAGGGAACCATGGCCGATTATTTGGATAATGTGACCCTTTATGATCCGTGTATGCCAGAGTTCTCCAAGCGGCCGGATGGGCCATTTGACACGGTGGCTTGTTGCGATGTGCTAGAACACGTTGAACCGGCCTATCTGGACAATGTATTGGACGACATTAAGAGTCTGGCGACCAAAGCCGTGTATCTGGTGATTTCAACGCGACCGGCTTCCAAAGTCCTAGAAGATGGCCGAAATGCGCATCTGATCATTCAGCCACGAGACTGGTGGGAAAAACGCCTAGCACAAACCTTTACTACTTGGCAATTAACCATTAAAAACTCAGATATCTCTGAACTCATTGTCCTTGGGGTAAAAAATGGCAGCCGGTGATTCCGCTATATCAATCTGCTCCGACGCCTTGATTATGCTCGGCGCCAAGCCGATCACATCCTTTACTGAAGGCACGGACGAGGCGACGGTTGCTGACCGGCTTTACGAAGATATCAAAAATCAGGCATTGCTGGTTTATCCGTGGTCGTTTAGTTTCAAGAAAATTCAACTTGCACAATTGGTAACGGATCCGATCACGGAATATGAGAATTCCTATCAATTGCCCGGCGACCGAATTGGCCCTCCACGGATGGTATTTACAACCTCCGCGCCCGGTTCGCGCCCAATTCAGAACTATCGGATTTTTCGTGGGATGCTTTATACGGACGAAACCACGATTTATGTGGACTACCCGTATGCCGTGGAAGAATACGAAATGCCGGTCTATTTTGTGCAGCTGCTTAAATATCTGTTGGCTTGGCACATGGCTTTGCCAATTACAGACCAGACCGAAAAAGCGCAGTATTGGCAAGGTGTGGCTGTGGGCTCGCCATCCGATAATGGCCGTGGCGGTTATTTCCGACAGGCCATGAACATTGATGGCGCTGGCCAACCGAATTCGGTCATCGACGACTTTAGCCTAGTGGCCGTGAGGTATTGATGGCCCGGTTCGTCCAAGTCCAAACCAACTTTTCAACAGGCGAACTTGATCCGCTTTTGCGGGCTAGAGTGGACTTGGCTGCCTATCAGAACGCATTAGAGGAAGCGACCAATGTGATCGTCCAGCCGCAAGGCGGTATTCGCCGTCGGCCGGGAACGCGTTATGTGGTGGATCTTCCAAATGCCGGATCTGATTCGGCTGCTAACGGTGTGCGCTTGGTGCCATTTGAATTCAGTACCAGCGATTCGTATATGCTGTGCTTTACACACAACCGGATGTATGTATTTAAGGCCGGTGCGCAAGTGCTTGATATTAACGCCGGTACGTTGGATTATCTTAGCACCAGCTCTGTCGGACTGACCGGGGCGAGACTATCAAGCATTTGTTGGACACAATCGGCTGACACGTTGATCGTTGTGCATCCAGACATTCAACCGGTCAAAATTGTGCGTGGCGCCAATGATGCTGCGTGGACTGCCTCGGCGCTGTCTTTTGACACAATCCCCGATTACGCTTTTACTGTCTCAACCAGCACCCCGGCTGGAACACTTACGCCATCAGCCGTAAGCGGCAAAGTTACACTAACCGCATCAACCGGAACGCCATTTAGCGCCGCGTCTGTTGGTCAATACATCAATGCAACACCGCAAGGCCGAGCCAAGATTGTCAAGTACACCAGCGCAACCGTGGTGGATGCCATCACGGAATATCCATTTTTCAACACCAGCGCCATTGCAACGGGTTCATGGGAACTGGAAACCGGATATGAAGATGTATGGTCGTCAGCTCGTGGCTGGCCACGCTCAGTGACATTCCATGAGGGTCGCTTATTTTTTGGTGGATCTAAGTCCCGTCCGTCAACCGTATGGGGTTCTAAGGTCGGACTATTTTTTGATTTTGAAGCATCGGAGGGATTGGACGATGACGCAGTGGAAGCCACACTGGACACGAACACGTTTAACGCCATCACGGACATTACCTCTGGTCGGGATCTTCAGGTATTTACAACGGGTGGTGAATTCTATTGCCCGCAAGAAGGCTTAGATCCGATCACGCCGACCAACTTTTTTATTAAAGCCAGCACACGCAATGGCTCAAAAGAAGGTGTGCGAGTGCAGCAATTGGAGTCTGGTACGCTTTTTGTGCAGCGTCAAGGAAAATCGCTTAATGAGTTTGCTTTTACCGACACGCAGGCAACTTATGTAACCAGCAAGATTTCGCTACTGGCTGGCCATCTTTTGAAAGGGCCAACACGAATGGCGCTTCGCCGGTCAGTAGCAACCGACGAAAACGATTTGCTTTTGATTGTCAATGGCACTGGTGGTTCCATTGCTGCCTTTTCTTTGCTACGCGCACAGAACGTGATTGCTCCGTCTGAATTCATAACTGACGGCGAGTTTGTGGATATTGGTGTAGATATCACCACAATTTACTCAGTGGTAAAACGCACCATCAATAGCAGCACAGTCTATTACATTGAAATTTTTGACGACACTTTGCAAACCGACTGCGCCAAAACTGGTGGTGCCGCTGCCTCGGCAAGCGTATCGCATTTAATTGGCAAGACTGCTGAAATAATTTTGGACGGTGCCGTACAGGCATCACAAACGGTGGGCGTCGGTGGCACGCTAACATTTAGCCGTTCTAGCGTTACGTCCTATCAAATTGGCATTGACTATTCCGTCAGAGCTGTGACCATGCCAGCAGAATTAAAATTGCCATCTGGCTCGCGCCTTGGTTTCCGTAAACGCATCGTGGAGGTAAACGCCCTTGTCAAAGATACTCAGCATCTTAAAATCAATTCAATCGTGGTTCCGTTCCGCGCCTTTGGCGCCGGTATCCTCGACGAAGCCATCCAAGAATACACGGGTACCAAAACGGTCGGCGGTATCCTTGGGTACACGCAAGAAGGCAAAATTACCATTGAGCAAGACGACCCGCTCAAAATGACTTTGCTTGGTCTTGAGTACAAAATCGCAGTGCATCAAGGAACCTGATCATGGAAGCCGTCGCCGCAGCCGCAACCGCATTAAGCGCTTACAGTTCCTATCAACAGGGACAACAGCAACAGGCGCAATATAATCTTCAGGCCAAAATGTCCACGGCTGAGGGTGAGCGTCGCCAACTTCAATATCTACAACGCGCCAATGACTTGGCCAGACGACTCAAGACGACCAATGCGACTTTGGTGGCCAGATCGGCAGCAGGCAACATTGACCCGTTTAGCGGATCTACGGACATTGTGCGAGCTGCCAATGAAACCGCTTTTGGTCGAGACTATTCGGTGGCTTTGGCTGACGCAGATGCGGCACTGCGCAATGGAACCATTCAAGCCCAGATTTACGAGACTGCTGGCAAGCAAGCTGCGCGTCGTGGAATGTTTGAGGCGGCAAGCAAACTTGGAATGGCTGCCGTAAGTCAAGCGACACCATCAAAGTTTGGAGAAACAATTAAATGGTGGGAAACGCCAGCGCCAATTGAGATGGGAAAACAGATGACCGAAGTGGTTGATAGATCAGTTCGCTATACCGGATAAAAACTATGGCACGCCTTCCGCAATATCAAGAAGTAGGGTTAGTAAGCGCTGACATTCCTCGCGTGGATTTTGCTACCTCGCGGGATGCAATGCGTGCCACGGAGTCGCTTGGCAATGCGCTAGACAAGATTTCTCAGTTTGCCTTTGGCAAGGTCAAGGAACAACAAGAGCTTGAGAACAAGGTGATTGGTATTCAGATGCGCACCGAGCTTGAGGGCGAGGTACAAAAAGAACTGAATAAATTGATGGTTGAGGTTGAGACTGGTCAATTGATGGATTACAACCGAATCAATGACCGCGTAAAGTCATTGACTGGCTATGCGACTTCTTTGGCCAATATCAGTCCAGAGCAGGCGCAAGGTCTAATGACCTCGATCAACTCTGGCGGCCGGGCTCTGCTGGCCAAGTCGTCTGATCTGCTGATCAAGGCTTATGGTGCAGAGCAAGATTATAAGACTGACGAACTGATCTCAAATACTGGTAAGTTCATGCAAACCAATGTCTATGGCTTGGTGGATCAACTGGATCCAGAAGCCATCAAGACAATGGAAACCCAAAGCCGTGCCGCTGTGTTTGCCAATGCGGCCATGAACCCGACAACACTTCCAAAGAAAATGGAAGAATACGAAAAGGCTCGGATCAACGCACGCGATTCGGCCATGATCAATCATTTTGTTTCTGGTGATTTTGCGACCAGCCCGTCTGACCGTTTGAACAAACTGCGTTCTGGCGATGCCGGTAAATTCCAGCCGCTATGGGATTCCATGGATCAGACGCAAAAAGACAACTTGACGGAAAAGATGCTCAAGCGCTATGTCGAAGATGTGCAGCTTGTGGATCAGCAAGACAAACTGACCAAACTCAATAATCAGGCGACAAATGCGAATGATTATGATTTGTATTACACAGGAAAAATTGGTGGCGATGAACTCAAAAAACGCCTGATTGGCCGTGGCTATGTGTTCACCCGCGAGGAACTAAAATCTATTGCCGAAGGCGATGTGCCGGGCGCTGGGCCACAACTCTATGGCAGTTTAGAGTCCGAAGCCCGTCGCGGTTTACTGACCGAGGCTCGTACTGAGAATCTGGCCAAAAATGGTCAGATTTCTTGGAAGCAGCGCAACGAACTAAATAAGGTCATCAACAAGACCGACACGGCAGACATGGCCGAAGCCAAGTCTTATATTTCCAATTCCTTTGTGCCAAACCCGCTGGATCCGACTACTCGC